TCCTTGGACTCAACTCAGCATTGAAACGAATACACATTCCATACTTTGTTTTCCATTCTTCTTCCTGTTCCGTAATTGTAGCCCATCCACCAATTGGCTCACACAAATCAGCAAACGGATCACTAAACAAATTGGGGTTACCCAATCCACCAAAGAACACCCGATCGTTGGACGTAAGGTTGTCCCATGCAGCTTCCAAAATACCATCCCCAAGGTTTGGCATCTCGTCTGCAATAACCACAACATTAGGACTTTTAATACCAATCAGTCCACTACTAGCTTCTCCTGCTTCAGCCTTACCTGCCGCTACAAGTTCAATACCACTGTTCCTCGTCAGCTTCCCCAACTTGTTTACACCCTGAATGACTCCAAGGCTATCCACCAACTTTCCAGGACATCCCATCCGTTGTGCCTGTGCATACAACTGCGTAACACTTCTCCAAATCCTTTTCCTTGCGTCTGCTTTAGTCGTACTCATTACAAACACATATGTGTCTGCTGGCCGACTCCAAAACTCTACCAATGCATACAAAGCAAAACCATCACTCTTACCACTAGACGAACATCCAGCAATACCCAAAAACCTCTTCTTCCCCCCATCACCAATAGCACTACGAATCATTTTATTCGTCCACTTATTCCACACAACTCTCCTCACACTCCCATCACAGTTGAACGCCAAGTCCACCACATTCTTAAAGTGATCCCACTTCTCCTCCACACTACACTTCCTGTGCGCATAACACCATAACTCAATCGTCAACTGATTCACACCAGTCGGCCAATTGTATCCATATTTATCCATGCACCCTAATTACCTCATACCCCCTACAGACTCAAGGGATTTTTTTTAGTGGAAATTTTTTTATGAGAATTTTTTCACAGACGTTCTGTTCCATCTGTGTAGTCGATGCAGCGGAGTAGGGGAGTCAGGTGACACCCGCCGCCCCTCAGATTACACGTAACAACACACACGCACATATGCCTACTACAACTACAACTCAAATCTATAATAACGAAGAACTAGCCACGTTTCTCGACAGTATCCACAAGAAGATTGATATATCCTGTGATGATAAGCTGGTGGTAGAGATGTCGGCTCCTTATGGCGATCCATATGTGATCGACGTAAGGGTGACAGCAGTTCCTGACATTCACGCCAATGTGGATGAAAGGGTTGAACAGTTTATTGCCAAATATGGATTGGTTAAGAAACGACCACCAATCGACTGGATTATGTTGCTGCCGCTCTTGGCATTCCTCAACATATTCTTCCAGCTATGGCTTCGGTCTTGATTCCTTCGCAGAGGACACCGCTTTGGCGGTGTAATGCGGCAGTTCTGGTTCCAAGCCCAGACACGTATTCGGGTGTTATGAACCCGTTTAGTCAACTAAAGGTCATATTTCTCTCGCTGCAACCTACCACGTTGGTAGGCCAGCTTGAACCAAACTATACACAAATATGACTATTGCATACATCACCGAAAAGCCGCTGCTTGCGGAAGAACTGATCAAACAATTAGTTGCTGGAAAGCACAACGCTAAAGATATTTGCGCTCTTGCATATTATCTGGCAATCATTGGAAGCAATGAGAGCGATGATGCTCAAACCTTCTACGCAGTTTGTGAGGACTGCATAGATACCAATAACTATGATTTGCAGCTTTATATTGAAAAGCTGCATGGCGTAAATGCCAGTTCATACCGCAAGGATGCAGTCAGCAAGATTGAAGCTTTAGAGGCTTCGTTTATTGCAGACCAAGATTGATACGGCGAGTAGGATACAAGACCAGCCATGTCTCTAAACTGGCACGACTTTCCTGCCCCTTATTCAGCTCTAATGGGGAGAGCAACGCCTGACCAGCGATGTTGGTTATCTGTGCAGTGATTGGATTCTGCACCGCGCACATGCAGTTGCACACACACATATGAAAATGATGATTGCAAACCGTAAGACCGTTAAAGACGTAATATGCAAAGTTGAAACAATTAAGTGTCAAACGGTTATAGAAAAAGGGCCGTGGCATTATGACCTTAAGTCGGATGGAGTTTACATCCTTCCAGACAACTCCACTTACGTAGGGGAGTATAGATACGCCACGAGATTAGCCATGAAGGGATGGATTCCCCGACTTCGTTCATTTCTAAAAAGAGAGGGAATTACTTCCCCCGTAATGGTTGAAGCAAGAGACGGGAGAGTTTACTCCGTATCCATAGACAAAGTATGCGTCTTTATAAGCCTTGAAAGAGGCGGTCGCGGCATATCGAAAAATATGATCCCCAATGGTTGGATCTACGTGGAAAATTAATAAAATCCCGCTTCGGCGGGTTGGCTGGAGAACGGATGAAAAGCCCATTCCGTGCGCACAATCCTGTGTGTGTTCCAGATGGCATTTAACTACAAAAAAATATGAAATATAACAAGATAAGAAAATCGGAGGCGCACGCCAAGGCCGTGGAGAACGGCATCAAATATCTTCTCTCTCTTCCCCCAAAGAAGAAGGTATGGGACAAGGCAGTTCAAATGATAAGACTGCCAATCAAGTTGAAAGAGCTTGATGTATTGCCTCCACTAGACGTTACTCGTCTATAACCTCCAATATCAGCGCCTCAGTTTAGCCGACTAAATTGGGGCGTTGTCTTGGGTGTTACCCTAATTAACACTATCCTACTCTCTATCCACACAAGAACAGCAGGCAAAAACAAGATCAATCTTAGTTGCCTTAGTGGTTTGAGAACAGGCAAAGGGGAATACATTGTGATTACTGGAAAGATCAATACCAATACAGATCGTTTTGTCTCTACTCGGGGATAAAACATAAAATCCATTGGTATATCAACATCTTACCTAACAGTTATTCTGTACTACCGTGCCTCATCCATCCGTAATTACTTAGGGTTACGGCAAAAACACCATGCGTCTAGATCGCTCTACAAGCCGATTTAAGCATAGCTTACCCATCAGCCGCTATGGTCACCCTACTCGGTGGTCAAAACCCCCTAGAATCGGCTGTATTGCCCTCATTTGGGCGCTTTTAGGGGTGTTTATTGCTCTTTTGTGCAGTTTATTTGCACATGTGCGTATTATAGGCTCTTTTCTGGTGTATCCAAACTTGGCTAAAGTAATCAGATGTCAACAATAGGAGAAGGATTAAAACCATTGGTTAAGATAGAAAGGTTAATACTACTGTCTGTCTTTCCTTCATCTGGGTTGATTGCTTTATCAAGCATCTTCATAGCTTTTTCAGCCTCCGCAAAATCCTGAGGTATAGGAGACATGAGCCAGAAAGTATCAAGAGCCTTAGTTGCACCCTTGTATAGTTTCTCTCTCATTTCTTCTTTTCTCGCCGCCCAACGGTCTGCAATTTGCTTTGCTGTATCCTGTGGGGGTAAATCGGTGCGGGTTAATGCACGGCTGATTCTCTGTGGACTTAACCATCGTTTGTCTTTGCTACGTGATAAGACAGTTTGATACTTTAGTCCGAACTCCAGAGCTAAATCTTTCAAGGAAGTATCACCTGATACATACCTATTTTCAATTTCCAACCAAACTTGATCCGCGATCTTTGGTGGCCGTCCTTTACGGATTGGCTGAATAGAATCTCCCATAGCGTCAGCTTAATAACTTGGCAAAGGTTGTCAAGAAGAAGCTTCGCTATAGGTTAAAATGCAATCATATGAATGCGACTACACACAATACGGAAAATTATGCAGGTTTCGCTGGCCTGCATGATCAGAATCTGGTCAGTGAACAGGAATATGCCCACCTTAGAACAGGGCTACTCCCACAATACGCTAGAAGGTGGATTGTAAAGGAGTTTGGTGGTGTTCCTTCAAGGATACGCCGCCAGTTAATGGAAGTTGCTAATGAGGAGCCTTATCACCCTCAGACAGCAATCTCTATAATCTTTGGCGTTATCTCTTCTTACAAGTCATTGGAGAAGTGGAAAGCAGCCAATCTACGCAAGAGTCATCAATCAATCTCCGTTAGCTCCAAGGTTAATGGAAAATGGGTTGATCTTGAAACAACATTGTGGCCTCCATATGAGAAGCCAACAACGAGGTCTGGTCAGGTTAATAACACAATCTACCATAGACCAGCGCGTTACCTCTTCAAACACGGTTCTATCCGTGTTGATCTTGGAACGCAAGACGGAAGATTCTCCCCAATCCTCCATAACAATCCCAACAGTGCAATGCAATCAGTTGCTACGCGCCTTGGTAGAGCTATTGGTGGAGACTTTAATCGTGTAGCACAGCAGATTGTCGGTAATGACGATCTTATCGCTACGTCCACAGCAATGCGAGTAGGAAATCAGTGGATTGTGCTCGTAACAATGATGCGCGATCCAAAACTTACACCAGCTTCTTACCATGTAGGAATGGAAGGCAACGTATCATCAGCAGATGCAAACAATCCAGCAAGTTCAGTGTCAGAAGTAGAGTATGCCTTAATCAAGGGTATAATCGAAGAAGATGACTCAGAGCATTCCCTCAACTATTGTTACGAGTTCGATGGAGACCATCAGGCTCAAATAATGATTGAGGATATGTCAGACAAACTTGATCAAACAACCATGACCCCAACAGAGTTATTGGTTAAGGAAATCGCTGAAGAGAATGGTGACTTGATTGACTTTATGTCGGGTGCATCGACATTCCAGTCACAAGACTATCATGACATCATTGATCAGCGCGTAGAGCAAACAGCCATGCGCTTAATCAGTAAGTATGACGGTAACGTCAATAAGGCGTTCTACGTTGCACGTTTGATGCACGAAGAACAATATGAGGCACTAGAAGATACACAGTCTTATTGTGTTGGAGTTAATATTGAGAAGTCTTTCTTCACAATGAAAGGAAGCCTAGTCAATGTAAGCTGCCGTTTCTTTGGTATTCCAACAACATATCCTAAACCATTAATGCCAGCGCGTAATCCGTTTAGCCAGACTAAATACTTGGCTAGCACAGAATACGTTGCTCCAGTTCAGAAGTATTCTGAGCCACTTCCGCAGACACTTGCTGACCCGCAACCAACCAAGATCATTACAGGTATGGTTGTCAAACCTAATACGGCTTACATCAACCGTGACGGTGTGCGTGGTATTGCTCCACAAGTTCCACAGCGTAAGTTCTCATTGCAAGACAACCCTAAGCTAGCTGCGATTGTATCTGCTTTCGCGCTGACAGGTTCTCTCCCCA